CTGGCTGTTGTTGATATGAGCAGCGTCAAGAAGAGCACGAAGAGCACCGGTAAGAGCAGCAGAAAGGCCACCAATGAGGTGAGGCAATCCAATAGCGTACGCTCCACGCCAAGGAATAAATTTAAACTCGACATACCAGTCGAGCTTCTCGAGCTTCTCATCATTACACTCCCAGTTACGGTATAGGCCAACTACCCTGCTTGTTGTCTCATCAATAGTAAGGATATACGGGGCGCGGCGTCCCTCTGTTTCGGCGTCCTCATCAAGGCGGATGTAACAAGTAATTTCATAAATACGACGCAATCCATCAATATTTTTGGATGGGTTTTCTTTACCTTCAATCTTATCGTTAGCCTCTTGGCTGCGAGTTTGTTCGTTTAAGGGTGCGTCAGATGTATATGTGCTGTCAATGTCGCAGTAGATACCAGCCTCAACACGTTGCAAAAACGTATCTTCTGTAATGTCTTGAACTTCGGTTACACGGGGAGATGTGTAAAAGTTAGTCGTTGCGTATGGTAGCAAAATATTATCAATTGCAACCCATTCGCATGTAGGACGCTTTTGCTCTGAATCAAAACGCCATTTGAGGAACTGTGATCCACCTAGCGGTAACTGAGTGAGCAATTGCTCCATCTCATCACGGTACTCAGGAACTTGTTCAGATAGCTGCCAGTTAAGAAAATCAACCTTGCGTGAGGCTGTTTCTTCTTTAAGCCTGTCAGCTTGACCTTTGATATTTGATTTAACAATACCGTCGGGTGGCAATAATTCTTTGGAGGATGACGCAGCGAAATCAACACATGCCTCAGCCATAATAGGGTGGACGACTTTGGAAGCTCCGTCGAACGTGGCTCCTCCGGGCGCGTCCTTGCCGAGTCCAGTGCGACGAAGACCTTCTTCGTACTGTTTATCTCGTTGTTTGCGTGACTCTTTGTCCACGTCAATTAAATCTAAATACTCTTGTGCTAAACCTTCTAATACTTCTTCGTCAAATATTTCAGCTAAATTTGCATAAAACTCTGGCGCTTCTTTGGGAGAAGATTTAGGGGTAAAGTTAACTACAACGCTACCGTCTTCTAGCTCAATGACTTCCTGCTCTACGTCACCAGGTTCTAAACCCAGGGCCTCTTCGTAGTAGTCCATTTCAACATCTTGCAGTTGAGCTTTTTTAGTATCTTCCTCAGTATCTAAACCGGGTAAATTAGCGCCTTGCTGGATTGGCAATTGTGGTTGTGCCATAAATTATTTAATTCCCATTGTTTTTTGGTATAAAAGAGACTTAGGACGCTGTGCCTCTTCTTCTTCGATTGTTTCTGGCGGCATTCTATTTTGCAATACATCTGAGTAATCTCGGTTACCCATGATATGCGCCGCTAATGCTGAGTCTCCACCTAACATACCACCTAAGGGTGAGGAAGACATGTCCATCATTTGATTTCTATACTCTGGCTGCTGTGCCATGTAGTTTGCTGCCTGTTCTGTAATTGCCTGTCCGCCATAAGGAACGGCCAAGCTGGCAGCGATAGGAACACCAGGTAGAGCAGAAGGAATTGCGGCTGCTGCGTTAAATCCGCTTTCCAATGCGTGAACAGGTTTTCCTTCATGCGCATGTTTTGCTGCGTTGTAGCCTTGCTCTAAAACGTCACTAAAACCAAATAGGTTATAAAGCGATTGTTTTGGGTGAGCTTTTAGTTCTTTTAACATACCGCTTAATGAGTGGCCGCCTTTTCTAAAATGCTGCGGCTCTTGACCATATACAACCATTTCTGCCAGCATATCTTGCGGGGACATTTCAGTACGTCCGCCTTCTGCAAAAGGTATTGAATACCTTGCATTAACCCCTTGCATGTGGCCGCGCCCAGGTATTGGATTGATAGAACGGTTTGCACTAATGTCTAAATGTCCTCGACCTACAGGCATGTTTACACCGGCGTCCATTTGACCTGGCATTAATTTTACACCATGTTGTCCTGGAAGTGCTATTCCCATTCCTGATACTCCTGCACGTATTCTAGCTTTGTTTTCTAATTCTTTTTCAAGTTGCATACGAGCCATTGTGCCTTGAGGTGTTTCCATATAACCGACTCCTGGCATACCGGAGATACTAGGAATACTGCGTGTATCAAAACTTACATTTGGTAAACTACTGGGGGATTCCGTATTAAATACATTTCCGCCGTCTGCATATTGTTGTGGTATGCCCGTTTGCTCCATCAGCATTTGCTGTGGAGTCTTGAGCAATTCGTTAGAGGTCGGGCCTTGGGCTCCAGCCTCTTCGAGCAGCATTTGATGGGGAGATTTAAGAAGATTCATTCTAATTATACTAATGCACAAAGTAAGGCAAAACCGCCCCTATTGGGCGTAGGGATTAGAAAACTTCTTCCTGGCGTCGTCATCGGCGTAATCATAGTCACGTGCGGGTAGTGGATCAAGCTGCAACCAGCCAGAATCTCTTAGGACGCGAAGGGCCTGGGAGAGGGCATCAACGTAGTCATCATGGCCACCGGCCTCGGGGAAAGAGCAAACCTGGCGCATGAATCGTTTTGACCAGTCTGCAAACTCTCCGGGCTTATTGGGGTCCTCTGGCACAAAAACTTTACCTTTGGCAACCAGGGGGGCCACGATGTTTAATCTTTGTACCTTGTCGGCCCGTCCAGGGTTGTATCCTCGGACAGGAACGCCAGCGCCCTGTAGTTCTTGGATTAGCGAGATACCAGCAGATTTGTCTTCCATCAGTATCAGGTCAGCTTTTTTGCCCTTGCCAAAATCATTATCTGCCCCGTAAACTACCTCTTTAAAATCATCAATTACTTTACGACGTAGCTCGGGATACGATAGGTGGTTGTCCCAACAGTCTAGCAACATGACACAAGTACCAGAGTCTTCTTTTTCAAATACACCCCATACCTCGCAGGCTGTGGGGTCGTTCATTGTCTTTTCTGATGTTGCCGGGTCATACGAGGCAATCACGTATTCCAGGGGTGGTGTTGGCTTGTTAGCTGGCCACATCTTAAACATCTTACGCTTGATGATACCCGCAGACTCTGGGTCAAGGATTTGGCCATAGATCTCTTGGCTGCCAATGTCGGTACCCTCGTATGTCTCAAGCTGCTTAAAAAAGGTCTCTGAGAGGTTAGCACGGTTGTCGTAGGAGCTTGCGTTGGCTACGTATACATCACCCCCTACCTTACCCTCGTTAAGGTCTACAATCAGTTCCTTGGGCTTTGGGGTGGTGGTAATGATCTGCTGGACCCTGGGGATTCGAGGGTCCTTAAGACGCAGGGTGAACTGAACACCATCGTACGCATCATCGATGTAGTCGAAAGCGCACAGCTCGTCGAACCAGGCGCCGTGGTATTGCTTACCGCGGTACCGTTCCGGCTCGGAGGCGGGGATTCCTTGGATGATGGAGCCGTTGGTGAGGGTAATCTCAAAAAGGGATTTGTTATAGTCCCGAATGAGGGAGCGGGGGATGATATTAAGGAGTCCGCTATCTCCCTCAAAACAAGTTGCTCGTATGTCGTTGGAAGTGGGGGCAGTGACGAGCCAGCGGGTGTTGTCATACTTCCAAGCACGAATGCCAATCCAATGGCTGGCAGTGTGCGTCTTGCCAGATCCACGCCCGGCAAGCATAAGAAACGTATCATACTCTCCATCCTCTGGTTCTTGTTGGTGCGGCAGCGCCTGTAGCTGCCATTTGATTTGCCAGATGGCGGCATCAAGCTGTTGTTTGGGCCAGTGGGGTCTGGCCTTTGCGAATTTTGTGAGCTCTTGCTCTTGTTTTGTAGTTAAAGACACGGTATAAAGCCCTCTCCTACTAAAATGGTGCCGTTTTTGCCGTTGGTTTCAATATGCACACATAGCTGGGGCGCAATAGGCTCGATGCTGGCCACGTATCGGCGACCATAATGCACTTTTGCCGGGGGTGACGCCTGTTCTGGGTGGATTTTAATGCGAATCTTAAACCAAACGGTGTAGTACCCCTTCTTTTTGTCATGACCGAGGCTTGTTTTTCCACCAAGGGACTCAGCTAACAGCTGAACACGGCGAACGGTGTCATAATTTATGGATGAAAACCGAAATTTGTCTGTTCTTTTGTCGTACTGGCGGTTTTTTGAGCACATAATTCCAGAGAGCAGCTCAATTCGTTGTTCAGTAGATGAAAGCAAATAGTTGTTTGTGATTAACTTAGGAACATCTGGTATAAGCTGCGAGTGTATTGTTGGCGTTACTGTGAACTGATGCTCGCCGGTGTTAATAATTCTACCCACTTCCACCTTGTAGCCGTGGTCTTTAAACTTTTCAATGACATACTCGGTAGTTTTGCGGGCGGCAGCCATAGATCCGTTGGCTCGTCTGGCAAAAAACCAAAAGCCAAACAAGAACGCCGGGACTGGCAGGTCTTTGTGCGGAAGGGACAGTGGGTTTGTGGTAGGAACCGAGATTGTCTTGCGGTTGCTTTTGTCTACCAGTGGGATTGACAGCAGCTGTTCTGTGGTGGTGTGCTTTAGTGGACGCAAAAATTTCTTTACACCCTTGTAGGATGTAAGCCTGTTGCGATATTTCAGGTTTTCTGTTGGGAGTGTGAGCTTGGAGTCGCCAGAGATGGTGAGGTAGTCATTAAACATTACCTCATAGCAGGCAAGGCCTTGGTACTGCTGGGCCATTGTGACTTGAACAATTTGACCCTTGTGGTCAAATACATAGTCCCCTACTTCCAGCCTGGAGGCCGGTTTCCAATAGTCAAGCGTTAGTATTTTTGTGTTCGCGGTTATCGCCATAAAAGTTTTCCAGGACCCAGCGGTCCAGCCATCGCCCTAACGGCGTGCGTATTTTGTTTTGGATCTCTACTGGCAGACTGGCAATGTTTACCGTTTCTGCCGTAATAGAAAGTCTGAACTGAATAAATTTAGCGGTCTCTGAATCCAGTACCTCTACAGGTACGTCGGCTGATTCTAAATGGTTTGCATCACAGACCAATACACGAAACCCTAGGAACTGCTCAGATGGACCTTGCAGTGCCCCTTGTATTTGATAAACGTATTTGCTCATACCTATACTAATGCAAAAAACTAAAGATTATTGTCCGAGTTTGAAAAATAAATAGTAAATGAGAACCATTATCATTTGGTTTCAATTAAATCAATGAGTTAGCTCGGGGTGCCGTAAGAAGCGGGGGTTGCGGGCCTTTTTCCAGGGTACCCCGACGCTTACGCTTTTTTTTAAAAAAATTTTAAAAAAATAGTAAAAAGGGTCTGCTACCCCCGCTTCTTACGGCGGGCAGCTGTAAGTCCTTGATTTTGTTCAATCCAAATGATAATCATTCTCATTTACTTTTTGAGTTTTTTTAAAAAAAAATTTTAGAGTTAGGGTTTACCCTAATAAAAACGGGTTTTTGGCTGGAGTATAAAAATTCAGTCTTGGGCATGGGGCCACCGACCCCGACCCGGACAGGACCCAAATTGGGTATATGCCTTTTAAAAAAGCCCCCTATGCACCAAAATGGTGCATTAAGTTAGTAAGCACTTACTCACGTAGCTCAGACTATGAGCTATGTAAGTGAGTACTCACTGGGGCGGTCAGCTATGTAAGTAAGTACTCACTGGGGCGGTCACCGCATTGTGGTACATCATCTCATAATGTGGAATGCAGATGATGCGGCGCAACACTGGGCAAGAACCGTGCCAGTCTTCGCGCCCAGCACCCAGTCTGCGTAGCCTCTTAGCCCGATGCACCAATGTGGTGCACTGCAAGATCCGTGCCAGTTTGCCTGTGCACCAATGTGGTGCATCGGCTAACATGCAAGAACCGTGCCAGTTTGCCTATGTGGTTTAAAGGGCATTAGAGGCACCTAAGAGCCGAGTTGATGTGAGTTGAGGGGGCAGTGCCAAGTAGGTGACGATCTCTAGTCTTCCAGTAGTTGTAAGGGCTGTGAGGCGATGCGCAGGCGAGAGGGGATTTGGAGGGTGGGCGTAAATATATTTCTAATCCGTAAACCAGTGAACCCACTGAGCCCCACAAAACCCCACAGTTTAGTCGGGTATTAAATAGCTATTGACATTGTTTTAAAAAGCCGTATAGTAGAGTACATAGGAAGTGCAGTGGCTAATCCACTCAAGAGGCGACTAAGTACCAACCTCTCTAATCATGTGGCAGATCAGGTGCATAGGTGCCTGTGCTCCCAGTCTAGACAGTGACAAGGGGAGCTAAAGAAGTACCGACGGAGCTAGGTAATCTCAACAGTCGGCAGATAGTAGTGCTCAGAGCGCATTCTAACCAGTGCGCTCGAGGCAGTACTAACCAACAATAGGAGCATATATGTATACAATCAATATCGGCTTAAACAACCCTTTCACCAAGGGCACCAACAGCATCGAGTTTACCCTCACCAAGGCATTCGAGTTTATCAGTGACATCACCAACATACGGGCATCGTATGACGGTGACGAGCCCACAGTCATTATCCAGTACGCATTTCACAAGGGTAATATCGGTGTACTGGCAACGGCACTGGATCAGGACTGTATCGCCCTGTATGATCACTTGATCGGCAAGGGCTCACTGATCGGTGACAAGGCAGACCAGTGGGGTGAGTTTAACCCTGAGTTTTTCCAGTTAATTTAAGCAGGTCGAAACGCCGAGAGGCGTATGCCAGTAATGCTGGCACTGATGAGACCAACACATAGGAGCTATACCATGCACCCAAAAATTACTTACTACCAAGCAGTCGCACTGGTACGTGACTGGATCGATGTCGCACTGACTAACGGCATTCACGGCATACAGGTCGCCGACTACGGCATCACCCAAGAGTACCGCACCAAGGGCGTGACACAGATGCGCAGGGCACGTGCATTCGGCAACCTAGGCGACATCCTAGTGCAAGGCTACGACGAGCTCGGCAACACGGTAGTACTTACCAGTAACCTAAAAACATACAATATCTAGGAGGCAGTATGAACGCAACGCAATTATTTAAGCAGGCTAAAGGTAGGGCTGACCAGTTACCAAACATCGTCAGAACGCCGTCACTGATAAGCGCAGTGATGATGGCTGATGTGGCTCAGTGGGTATCAAATCAAGACTATTCAATGAGCCTTGGCTATAACGGCGACAGGGCTATCGCAATTCTTAAAACCGCCAATGAGGCAATCGACATGATCGGCAATTACATGAGGGAGGAAATACTATGACACGCAACCACAGACTAGCATTCAACGCACTCAA